CCCTGAGCAGGCAGACGTGCTGCTGTCGGCCACGGCCAAGCAGTTCGCCCAGAACCTGCAGGCCGGCCGACTCGGCGCGGTCCAAGAAAAGGACGGCAAGTTCAAGAACAACCCGAAGGTGAAAGTGGGCCTCTACAGCAGCGCCGCACAGTTCGACCTGCAGGTGAGCCAAGCCGACCGCGACGCGGTGCGGGGCGCATACACCGACAAGTACGGCCGACCGCCAACCGATGCCTGGGTTACGCAGTATCTCGCCCGCAAGAGCCAAGGAGCCAAGAAGTGATCGACAACGTGCTGGAAGGCTTCGACGAACTGTCGGACGAGATCGAGAGCAATCGGCAGGTGACCCTGCGCAGCGCCTACGCCGGCACCAGCCAGAAGCCGGAAGAAGCCGCGCGTGCGAACCAGCTGTCGGACCAGCTTGGCCAGCCCTTCGGCGTGGTGGCGGCGAATCTGGGTGACTACGAGCAGGACGCCCGCCGCCAGGAGATCGACGACGCCGGCCGCGCATCGCCGCACGTGGGCGATTTCCTGAGCGATCCGCGGCGCATGGCGCTGGCCAGCGACGAAGCCCCGAAGCTGGCCACCTATGCCAACTCGCTGGTGACCGGTGAAGCGCGTGCGACTGCCGAGCCGAACATCCTGGAGCAGGTCATCGGCGGCATCGTCAGCGGCTGGCAGCGCGGCAAGGCCAATGCGCTGTCGCTGCTGCCCGATGGCCCTGCGGTGATGGATCCAGCGACCGGGCGCCTGAGCACCGACCGTTCGGCCGAAGACGCCGCGTTGCGCGCAGACCAGGAGCGCCGTGCGCAGGCTGCTGACGTGACCAGCGCCAGCACCGAACGCGGGTTTCAGGCCTTCGACCGGGCAAACAAGGCGGGCAGCTTCAGCGGTGCTGTGCGGGAGCTGGCCGGCGGCGGCAGCGACACGCTGGGCGCCATCGCGGTCACGCTGGGGCAGTCCATCGGCATGGGCGCCCCGGGCTTGGCACTGACCGCAGCCACAGGTGGCGGTAGCCGCGTGGTGACGGCTGCCTCGGCCGGTACCGGTTCGGGCCTGACCGAGTTTGGCGCCAGCATCGCGGACGCAATGCAGGACGCGAAGGTCGACCCGACCGACGCCTACGCCGTTGGCCAGTTCCTGCGCGACCCGCAGAAGATGGCCGCCGCGCGCGACAAGGCGGCCAAGCGCGGTGTGGCCATCGGCGTGTTCGACGCGCTGACCGCCGGCGTGGCAGGCCACTTCATCAACAAAGCCCGGCGCAGCGCATCCTCGGCGATCCTGCGGACCGGCGCCGAGGCAGGCGTGCAGCTGGGTGGCGGCGCTGCCGGTGAGGCCACGGCGCAGCTGCTGACCGAGGAACGCCTTAAGTGGGGCGACATCATCATGGAGGGCCTGGCCGAGGTCCCCACCGGTGCGGTGGAGGTGCATGCCAACTACCGCGCCGCGCGCGCGTCTGGCCAGGTGCGCTGGATCAACGAGCGTCTGGACCAAGTGATGCAGTCCGGCCAGAGCAACGACCGCCTGCGGGCGGCCACCGAGCTTGCTGGAGAGCTGAAGCTGGGCGAGCGGTCGCCGGAGGATATGAAGGCGCTTACCGCACAGGTGGCCGGCGAGGACGCTCGGGTGTACCTGGACGCGGAGCAGGCGCAGACACTTTTCCAGTCAGCGCCGCAGGTGCTGCAGGACTTGGTGGGCGGCGAATCGGCGCTGGCCGAGCAACTGGCCACCGGCCAGGTAGTGATCCCGATGGCCGAATGGATGGCCGCCGTGCCGCGGCTGCCGAACCGCGACGAGATCCTGCGCAATGCCCGCACGACCGCTGACGGTCTGTCGCCGGCGGAGCTGGAATCGCTCGACATCGATGCGATGGCCCGCGAGCTGGGCGTGCCGCTGGATGCGCCGGGACCGGACCAAGCCGCGGCGAACGCGCGCGCGCAGGTGCAGCAGTCGGTCATGGCGCAGCTGGTCGGCACCGAGCGCTACACGCCGGCGCAGGCCGAGAGCCAGGCGCAGCTGTGGGGAGCCATGTTCGACCGGCTGGGCCAGGTCACCGGGCAGGATCCGGTGGCGCTGTACGAGCGCTACGCGGCCGGCATCGATGTAGCGGAGGCGCCGGCCGAGGGCGCAGGCGTCCAACCGCGCACGCTGATGCAGCGGGGCATGGATGCACTGCGCAGCCTTTTCGGCCGGCCGCAGGTGGCGACCGACGGCCGTGGCCAGCAGACCATCGAGCGCGAGGGCAGCGCCTATGTCCAGCGCGGAGGCCAGTGGCTGCTGGCCGACGATCAGGGCCAGGCCCGCGACTTCCTCACCCTGGACCAGGCGCGCACGGAAGCTGAGCGCGCCGGCGGCGAGATCGTGCAGGACGACCCGATCGAAGGGCAGCGGCAGACCTGGAGCGTGGCGCTGCCGGACACCGCTGCGCGCGAGGTGCTGGCCGGCGACATCCTGTTCCAAGGCGGAGCCGCACCGCGTGGTCAGATTCAGATCGGCACCGGTCGTGCCATGCAGATCAGCCTGTTCAAAGGTGCAGACCTGTCCACCTTCCTGCACGAATCCGGGCACTTCTTTCTGGAGGTGTACCGGGACGTGGCCACCGCCGACGATGCCTCGCCGCAGCTGCGCTCCGATATGGATGCCCTGCTGAAGTGGTTCGGCGTCGAGTCGGCAGACCAGATCGGCGTCGATCAGCACGAACAGTTCGCCCGGGGCTTCGAGGCCTATCTGGGCGAGGGCAAGGCGCCGACGCCGGAGCTGCAGTCGGTGTTCAGCCAGTTCAAACAGTGGATTCTCGGCGTCTACCGCAGCCTGCGGAATCTGGATGTGGAGCTGACCGACGAAGTGCGCGGTGTGTTCGACCGGATGCTGGCCAGCCAGGAAGAAATCGACGCGGCGCAGGCACGGGTGGGCTTCGAGCCGATCGCGCGTGATCTGGCCGAGGCCCAGGCGCTGGGGATGACCGAACGGCAGTTCTCCGACTACCAGGCGCAGGTTGCTGCGGCGCGCGAGCAGGCCGAGGTCGACCTGATGGCCCAGCTGCAGGAAGCGGATGCACGGGCACGCGAGCGATGGTGGAAGGACGAGCTGGCCACCATCCGCGGCGAGGTCGAGGCGGAGGTCGAGGCCACGCCCATCGTGCGTGCCTACCGTGTGCTGACCGGCCGCAAGGAAGCCGGCGGCGAGCCGGTGCCCGAGCAGCTGCAGGGCCTGAAGCTTGACCGCGCCGTGCTGGCGGCTACCTACGGCGACGGCCTGCTCGACAAGATGGGCCGTGTCTACGCCCGCAAGGGCGGCACCCATCCCGAAGAGGCGGCCACCCTGCTGGGCTTCAGTTCCGCCGACGAGCTGGTGCAGGGCCTGTGGACGGTACGGCAGACCCTGGCCGGCGTGAACGCGGAGGCCGATGCGCGGATGCAGGCCCGCCACGGCGACCCGATGACCGACGGAACGCTGCCGCAGCGCGCACTGGATGCGGTCCACGGCAGCCGGAAGATCCAGCTGCTGGAGCGCGAACTGGGCGTTCTGGCAGACCTGGCAAAGGAGCCCCGGCCGAACCGGCGCGAGCTGAAGGCCGTTGCGCAGGCGCTCCTGGCTGAGAAGACCGCGCGCCAGATCCGACCGAACGAATACCTGGTAGCCGAGCGAAAGGCTGCCCGCGCGGCGGCGCAGGCGGCGGCCAAGGGGAAGTTTGCCGATGCCCTGCAGGCGAAGCGGCAGCAGGCCCTGAACGCCGTTCTGTTCGCCGAATCCCGCGCCGTGCAGCAGGAGGTCGAGTCGAAGGTCGGCTATATCCGCCGGCAGATGACGCCGCAGGCCCGCGAGCGGCTGGGCAAGGCCGGTGCCGATTACTTGGAGGCCATGGACACCATCGCCGACACCTACGAGTTCCGCGACGTGTCCGGCCGGGCCGTTGCGCGCCGCCAAAGCCTGCGGCAGTGGGTGGAAGCTCGCCAGGCCGAGGACGATCTGACCGCCGTAAGCGACGCGCTGCTGGCCCGGGTCGAGGCGGAAAGCGTAACGAACTACGCCGACCTGCCGATTACCGAGTTCCGCGAGCTGCACGACGCGGTGACCAACATCGCGCGTCTGGCCAAGCTGAAGAACAAGCTGCTGAGCAACAAGGACCAGCGCGACTGGGAGAGCGCGCAGGCAGAGCTGGCCGGCGCCATCCGCGGTGCGATCGCGGAAGGCAAGCCGCTGCCGCTTTCCGATGCGGACCTGACGGCGATGCAGAAGGTGGGCGCGACCTACACCGGCCTGATGGACTGGGTGTTGCGGCCGGAGACCGTCGTGGAGTGGCTGGACGGTGGCGAGACCGGGCCGTGGCACGACTTCCTCTGGAACCAGGCCGAGGCGGCGCAGCAGCAGCGGATTGAGCTGCGCAACCGCGTCGGCGGCATGCTGGAGCAAACGATGAAGGCGCTGACGCCGGCGCAGCGGTCGGACCTCAACCGCCTGGTGTACGTGCCAAGCCTGGGGCGTTCGCTGTCGAAAAACACGATCGTGGCGGTGGCGCTGNCATGGGCAACGCCGGCAACCGCGACAAGCTGATGCGCGGCGGGTTCATCGGCAAGAACGCCGAAGTGGTCCAGTTCACCCCGCAGAACATCGCGGAAATGCTCGGCCACCTCACGCCGGCAGACGCGCAGATGGTGCAGGGCATCTGGGATGCGGTGAACAGCCTATGGCCGGACATCGTCGAGCAGCAGCGCCGACTGTCGGGTGTCGCGCCTGAGCAGATCGAGCCGATGCCGCTGATCTTCACCGCTGCCGATGGCTCGACGGTCAGCCTGCGCGGCGGCTACTACCCGGCGGTGTACGACCCCCGGGCGGGTGCCGGCGGCGTCAAGCAGGCGCGCGCGGCTGAGGAACAGATCATGGGCGGCACCTTCAGCCGTGCCATGACCAGCAAGGGCCACACGAAGGAGCGCACCGAGTACGCAGCGCCGATGCTGCTGGACTACCACCGCGTTCTGTCGCGCCACCTCAATGACGTGATCACCGACGTTTCGCACCGCGGCTACGTGAAGCAGGCGCTGCGGGTGCTGGAAGACCAGGAGCTGAAGAACCTGATCCAGCAGCGGCTGTCGGAGGGGGCCTACCACTCGCTCTACGGCAGCGTGAAGAACGCGGTGCGCGGCGCGTCGGTGTCGGAGCCAGGCTCCAGCATGGCCGAGAAGATCGGCGATGCCGTGCTGACCAACACCGCCGTGGCTGCCCTCGGCTTCCGCTTGCCGCTGGTGTTCGCCAACACCGTGGTGGCACCCATCCAGGCGGCGGCGCGCGTTGATCCGAAGTACCTGGCCACCGGCTATGCGGCGTACTACCGCAGCCCGGGCAAGATGACGGAAATGATCCACTCGTTGTCGCCCTTCATGGAAGAACGTGCCAACTCGCTGGATTCCTCCTATCAGGTGGTGCTGGGCAAACTGTCGGGAAAGCGTGGCATCCGGGCTGCTGCGATGAAGATGGCCATGGAGGTGCACCGCTGGACGGTCCCGCTGGCCGAGCGCGCCATCTGGCTGGGCCGCTACCAGCAGGCCCAAGCGCAGGGCGTCAGCATCGACGAGGCGGTGCGCTTGGCCGACAAGTCGATCCGCACCACCCAGCAGGCCGGTGCGCCGAAGGATCTCAGCGCTGCCGAGCGTGACCCGCGCTACAAGTGGGTGCGCATGTTCATCGGCCCGATGATCATCATGAACAACCGCCTGCAGGAATCGGGCCTGCGTGGGCTGTACCTGGGGCGCGTGCAGTCCCCGGCCCGGGCGTTGGGCACCTGGCTGTCGGCTGGTGTGTTATCCAACGCGGTGTTCGAGCTGCTGATGATGCGCGGCCCGGATGGTGGCGACGACGACGAAAAGGGCTGGGACGACTGGAGCGCTTGGCTTGCACGCAAGACTCTGCTGTTCCCGTTCCAGACGATCCCCCTGCTGCGCGATGTGGCCGGTGGCATCGATGCGGCGATTGAGGGAAAGCCCAGCATGGGGCGCCCTAATCCAATCGTGGATGCCGGCGTTGCGCTGGCGAAGTTCGGCCAGACGGCATGGAAGGAGGGGCGCGACTGGATCGCCGACGACGACGAGCCCGACGCGGAGAAGCTGATCAAGACCGGCGTGCGCGCTGCCGGCCCGCTGACCGGAATCCCCAGCAATCAGATGCTGACCACCGGCGAATACCTCTACGACGTTGGTACCGGCCAGTACACCCCAGACAACCCAGCAGAGGCGGCCGCATACCTCATGTACCGCCGACCCAAGGACGAGCAGTAATCGACCACGCCCAGCCCCGCAGATGCGGGGCTTCTTCTTTCTGGAGCCGATGCACCCATGACCATTTCCGCCAATGACCGCCGCAAGACCTACGTGGGGAACGGCGTCGCCACCGCGTTCAACGGGCCGAGGGCGTTCCTGTCCAGCCACATCCAGGTGTTCACCGGCACGCACCCGGTCTACAACCTGGTGCCGGCGGCTCAGTACACCGTGACAGGGCTGCGGGCGAACGCCAGCACGATCACCTTCAACGCTGCGCCTGCCTTGAACCTGGACATCTTGATCCTTCGTACGGTGCCGCTCGATCAGCCAGCCGACATCACCAACCAGGGTGCGTTCCTTCCGGAGATCCACGAAGACGCCTTCGACTACCGCGTGATGCAGCTGCAGCAGTTGATGGATAGCGGCATGCAGCTGGTGCAGGACCCCAGCACCGGCGAATTTGTGTGGGACGCAAAGGGTAACCGGATCGCCAACGTGGG